ACCGCATCGTGGTGCAGATGCGCCGGTTCAGGTGGCTCCAGGTGTTCGCCGGGTACCTCGACACCGCTCCGTACTTCTCGGCGTTCGCCCGCAAGGTCGAGCTGTCGGCGCAGTGCCCGTTGAAGGCACTCAAGTATTGGCCGTGGGACCGTGGCAGCGAGCAGTCGCAGGCACTGATCTTCGAGAAGCGTGATACGTCGGCACAGGACGGAGGCCTCAGCGACATCGTCATCCGCATCCTCAAGGAGGTCACCCGCTGGCCGGAGGAGCGCATCCACATCGGGCGCGTGCCCGAAGAGTGGTACTTGAAGTTCGAGCGCATCTACCAGAGGATGAACGACGAGACCACGACCGCCAACGAGCCGTTCATCGGCATCAACCCGATCATCGCCGGGAAGCCGGTCGGTGGATTCCCACCAGGGGCACTCTCCCCCACGTCGACGGTCACTGCTGGGTCGGGCACTGACGCTCAGTACGAGTCGTTGCAGATCGCCCCAGCTGACTACGACGTGGCGCTGGCCACCATCAAGCAGGTCGAGTCGGGGAACGACTACAAGGCGATCAACAAAGGCGACGGCAACGGCGGCTGGGCGACCGGTGCATACCAGTTCATGACGGACTCGTGGGGCAACTATCGAGGGTACGCCAACGCCTACCTGGCGCCACCCGAGATCCAGGACGAGAAGGCCCTTGAGTACCTGCGCTCGATCGTGAGCAAGTACGGGAACAAGCTGCTCAACATCCCATGGGGGTGGTACTACCCGGTATCGCTGCGCGACCCTTCGTGGCTCGACAAGATCCCCGCCGCCAACGAGGGCAACAAGCTGACCATTCGCCAGTACGGCTACAAGTGGGCTGGCGTCTACCTCGGGATGTACGAGAAGATGCGCAACGGAGCGTCTCCGATTCTCTCCCCAGTCGTGCAGAGCGGCCCGCCGAGCGCTACGACATCGTCCACCTCGTCGGCGGGGATCCTCTATCCGATACCTGCTGGCATCAACCAGGTGCGCTACTCGGAGGTCGGGTGGGGCGGGTATCAGAACGGGAACATCCCCTCGTCGGCACTGGCCTACACGAAGAACACTGGCCAAGGGCACCCGCTGGCGGTGCAGGCGTGGGACCTGTTGTGCAAGGAGGCGGAGGCGAAGGGTCTTGACGTGCGCGGTTCGATGTACCGCAGCGCTGCACAGCAGACCATCCTCCACAACGCAAACCCCAACGGCGCCGCTCCCACCGGGAAGTCGAACCACGGATGGGGGCTGGCGATCGACATCTCGTCGCTGGTGCCGAATGCCTCCTACAACAAGAAGAACCAGGGCGTCTCGCGAGAGGGCATGTACCAGACCGCCGAGTACCTGTGGCTGAAAGAGAACGCCTACCGGTTCGGCTTCGGGCATCCGATCTGGGGGCAGCTCGGTGGCGACGGCCCGCTGGAGCCATGGCACTGGGAGTTCTTCGCCATCTACAGCTACAAGAACGGCGACGGCACCACTGCATCGGGCGCCGGAGTCAATCCGTTCAGCAGCTCGCCCGGTGCCGTCGGCAGCTTCCAGCAGCCGTCATCGAACCAGCTGTTCGCTGTGCTCGGCAGCTGGTCGCAGGATCCGGGCGAACTCGATCTCGAATCACCAACGCTGTTCGGGTACCGAGCCCTGATGAACGACGAGCCGGTGTTCAAGACGATCGACAGCATCCTGCGCGCATCGGGCCGCAACTACTGCTCGGCGCCGAACGGCGATCTGATCAGCTGGTTCCCCGACTACTGGGGCGAGTACGGCCTGGCTGGTGCGGTGGACATCGAGACGGTCGAGTTGAAGGACTTCGCCGTCATGTGGGGTGACGCCAACATGATCACCCACCAGTTCGTCGAGGGAGCGATCTACACGACAGGCATGGGTCCGATGCCAGCTGGTGTCATCGACGCTCTCCACGCCGTCGAGACGCGTGGCGTGGTCACCGTCGACATGCCTGGCCTCCTGTCGGCAGTCCTCAACGTCAAGGACTCGTCGCAGTATCCGTGGCTCACTGAGCCGCAGCTCCTACTGCAACGGTTCGGCGCTCGCATCGACCGCGCCAAGAACTCAGTGATCCTGGGTGGCCAACAGGAGTTCTGGGCGGCGGTGGCGAAGTTCACCAGGGCGTGGGCAGCACAGTTCTCGACAACGGTGCCGATGACGTTCATGCCCGAGCTGTTCCCCGGGATGTTGATGCGCATCCCTTCGTTCAAGGTGCAGATGTACGTCACCCAGGTCACCCACTCGTGGAACTACGAGGAGGGGGCCGGGTTCTCGACCGACGTCTCCACGATGGCCGTCAGCGCCACTGATGGGAGTGGCTTCTACCTGTTCCCGAAGGGCGGCGACGTCGTCAGCCGACCTGGCGCCGGTACTCCTGGTCCAGCATCAAGCGGGCTGTCATGAGGTCGACCGACACTCGATACGGATGGGTGCTCGCCGTCGAGGGCGTGGCTGCTCGCTTGGTCGACAAGGCCACGGGAGGCTCGTTCTCAGTGAGGATGTCCGCCCCAGGCGGCGTCCTTCCCATGCCCGGGGATCAGTGGGCATGCTGTCGAGAGAACGGACTGTGGGCGTTCAGCGAGTGCATCTCGATGCGGCAGGCGCCTCCGCAAGAGACATTCCGCGCCACACTGGGAGTGCTCATCGAGCGAGGGCTGATCGACCCCTCGTTCGTCGACGGCTCGAACGAGGCGCCCCATCTGGCGTTCATCGGCGAGATCCGTCACATGACGGCACAGCCGTCGGATGACTGGGTGCCGCTCGACGGCACCGCCCTCGACAGGGTGGCCTACCGAGAGTTGGCCGCTGTCGTCGATCCATCTGGCGTCACATCTACGTTCACTCCGACACCAGTGTTCACCGACTCCGGGTGGGTGAACATCCCGAGCTACACGAACGGATGGAGCGCCCTCGGTGGGTCGACTCCCCGCTATCGACGCATAGGCGACCTCGTTGTGTGCGAGGGGCGCATCTCGGCAGGAACGACGGGGACGGATGCGTTCGCTCTCACTTCGGGATACCGGCCGGACCAGGCAGTGGCGAAGTACGTCTCGACGAACTCATCCACCACCGTTCACTCGCAGGCCTCGGTCGCAGTCGGCGGCGGGGTGCGGATCGACATCGGTGGCGGCACCACATGGGTTGATCTATCTTCGGTTCAGTTCGCAGCAGCGGCCACTCCGCACCCGGTCGCTGCTGTCAGAGCCTTCATCTGCGCGAGGTAATAGGTAGTGAAGACATTCGCACTGAGATCAGGAGACCTGGCGCTCGCCGGGAGTGGCTACGCCATGGTCACGGGATCGGCGCGCATTCAGCAGCAGCTGAGCCTGTGCCTCCGTGAGCCGTACGGCAGCGACCGGTTCCACCCTGGATGGGGGTCGGTGCTTCCCGAATGGATCGGCCGGGTGATCGACGGGAAGAACCTCCAGACAGAAGTCCGCGCCGAGCTGATCCGCGTGGTCAAGAACTTCATCGCCAGTCAGGAGGCCTCGATCTCCCAGCGATCGGTGAACGGCCTGCGCCCAGTCCTCGCCCCGGGGGAGGTGCTCGTCGACATCAGTTCCATCCAGGTCGTGCAGAGCCAGGACTCGATCATCGTGAAGGCTACGCTGCGCACTGCGGGCGGACAAGAGTTCGGCGTCATGACATCCCCAGGGAGACCCGATGGCTACACCCAATGAGACGTCAGCTCGACTCGTTCGAGCGCTCCAGGTCTCCGAGCCAGACCTCGACGTCGGCGTCGGCACGCCACTGCGCAAGATCCTCGACACGGTCGCCGAGGCCATCTCCGAGGTGTCGGTCGACAGCTTCCTGACCACGTACCAGTACGACATCGACACACGCGCTGGCGCCGATCTCGACGCATTCGCAGCCCTGTTCGGCTTCTACCGCATCGTCGCCAAGAAGGCGCACGGATCGATTCTGCTCCAGCGCACCACACCGGCACCGGCCTCGGTTCTGGTGTCGGCTGGCTCGCAGGCAGGCACCAACACGTCGCCTCCTGTGCTCGTCCAGACTCTCGTGCCATCGGTGTTCCCTCGCTCCGGCGTCACGCTCGAAGTGCCTGTGCAGGCGGTCGAGGGGGGTTCGAGGGGGAACGTCGCTGCCGGATCGATCACCAGGTGGATGACGTCCGTGGAGGGCGTCACCTCGATCACCAACCCGGCGCCACTCGTCGGCGGAACTGACGTCGAGAGTGACGAGCAGTTCCGCCAGCGGTTGAAGAACACAATCTTCCGCAACATGGCTGGCACCAAAGACATGTACCGGGCGGTCGGTCTCTCGCAGGAGTCCACCACTACGTGCGAGGTGTACGGCGCCTACGACCGATGGGTCGAGCGCATCGAGATCGTCGGTGGAGTCGGCTCCCCTTCAATCGCCACTCCGCCAGGAACACGGTCGATCACCGGCTTCACCTCCACGAACGCCTCGCCCTCGCGTGTGGGCGGCGTCACGCACGAGCTGAATGTCGGCGACTACGTGTTCATCTCCGGCATCGTCGGGAACACGAACGTCAACGGCCTGCGCCGAGTCAGGTGGGTGGACGACTGGAACTACATGTACTTGGAGGACATCGACGGCAACCCGATCAACGGCAACGGCGTCCACTCGGGCACCGGCGTGATCTACCCGATCAGCCGGATGACCAGCGCCCGCGTCACCGGCTACGCGCTCGGCAACGACATCGATCTCGGCGACGTCTTCCAGCCGTCGATGTACAGCGTCAACTTCGCCGTCACCCCGCCTGTGGTGACGGTGATCGACGCCACTGCCATCCCTGATGGCGTGTACGACTTCTCGTTCACGTACACGAGCCAGGCGTCGCGCAACTTCCCACACCGCACGACGAACATCATCGCCGACAACGTCGACATCTGGGTCGACGGAGAGACAGTCGAGACCGCCAACGTCGTCACCACCCTCGACTCCCGCAACACCATGGACGAGCAGTCCACGCTGTGGCCATCCGGCGCCTACAGGCTACGCAACGGGTACCGACCGAACCGGCGCGGCACGAGTCGTGTGCCGATCTTCCTCCCTCTCCCGCTCTCTCCGGTGGTGTCGGTTCCGTCCTCGATCACCATCGGCTCTGGCACCTACCTGCTCGGCACCCACTACTTCATCGCCGACCGGATCGACCGTCCGCTGGTCGGATCGATGGAAGCGCGGTCGGGCATCATGTTCGAGATGGGGACGACCAGCGGGCTTGGCAACATCCCCGCCTCGCTGGCGATCTCTTCGTCCACCAACGCCACCCCCGTCGTGCTGACGATGAGCAGCTCGCACGACTTCCTGGTCGGTCAGCGCATCCGCATCGTCGGCAACAGTCAGGCTGCGCTCAACGCCGACTGGTACGTGCAGGCGGTCACCTCGACCACCATCACACTCCAGGGGTCCACCGCTCCAGGCGGCGTCGGTTCAGGAGGCACGGCGCACCTCTTCCACCCGGTGTCGCTCGACTACACATTCAACAGGGCGCCTCTCGATGTGCAGCGCTCGATCGAAGAGTGGCGGCTTGCTGGAACGAACGTGTTGACACACAAGGCAGTGCCGCTCCCGTTGAAGTTCTTCGTGGCGGTCATTCTCCGCAACGGCTTCTCGGTGTCGTCCCTCCAGACCACCATCGAGTACGCCGTCTCGTCGGTGCTGAGCGCCGCTGGCATTGGTGGCGTTGTCCAGATTTCCGACGTGCTCAACGCCATCAGCGACATCGCCGGGGTGGATGCCGTCAGGATGATGGCCGGTGGAGATCGGACGTCCAAGACCATTACCAACGTCGTCAACGCTGGCGACGACTCGACCGTCACGACATCAACGCCGCACGGGTTCAACCCGGGCGACATGGTGCAGGTGTCTGGCGTGCTCGGAGCGACTGCCGCCAACGGTGTGTGGGAGGTTCGGTCGGTCGGGTCGGCAACGGAGTTCAACGGAGAGCACATGGGGACTGGCGGCTCCTACACCTCGGGCGGCACAGTGCGCAGCGCCAACTACGCAGTGCAGATCATGTCGCTCGACGGGACCCGCCCCGTGTTCCTCGTGGCCGACCTGACGCAGACCCCGCCGCGCCCGATCGACATCCACGCCAACCAGACGGAGCACTTCGTTCTCCACTCGGTCGACATCAGCGTCAAGGCGCAGAATAGTTGGGGCGTAAACTAAGTGGGGAACGGAGGTAGTATGGCAAGCATGATGATGAACACTGCGGCAGGCATCGCATTCGAGATCGACGACGATCGCCACGACCTCGCTCAGATGCGCGGGTGGACCCTCCACAAGAGCGGGTACATCTGCCGAGAACTCACTGAGGGCGGACGACGCGGCAAGAAGTTGAGGTTCTGGCTGGCGCATATGGCGTTCGGACGCAAGCCAGAGCCAGGGAACGTAATCGACCATGTCGACGGGAACCCGATGAACAATAAGCGGTGCAACCTCCGCGAGGTGACCAAGTCGCAGAATGCACAGAATCGAGCTGCGATCACTCGGCGTGGGACGTATCGAGGAGTGACATGGAAATCTGACCAAGGGGCGAGCGGGAAGTGGTGCGCACGTGCCATGGTCGGCGGCAAGAGCTATCACATCGGCTACTTCGTCGACCAGGAAGATGCCGCGGAAGCAATCGCAGCGTGGCGAAGGAAGAACATGACTCACTCATCGCAGGACGGGGTCAACTGATGGCTGATCCGCTTGTCCTGCAACAGCAGCAGGGCAACGACGTCGCCCCGGCCCCGGACGGGTACGCCCAGATCACCAACCCGCTCAACCCGCTGCTGCGCTCGGGATCGCGCCTCGCTCACTTCACCGACGGGGTCTACGACCTGTCGCCAGAGTCGCACCTGATGCGTCTGTTGAAGGTGCTACTCGGCGAGGCTGGCGTCGGCGGCGTGCAGCGGCAGATGCTGCTCGTGCGCCTCCAGCAGTCGGCTGGAGGCACCCACTTCTTCGACCTCGACGCTTTCTACGGATCGATCTTCGGAGCGCGCCGCACACTGGGGGAGCATCTCGACTCCGACCCGGCGTCGCAGCTGATCCCGCAGTCGCAGTGGGACGTCACTCGCCTCAACGACGCCAGGTTCCGGTCACGAGCGTCGCGCATGGCGTCCGCCATCCATCGTGGCGCCACCGCCCAGGGAATCAAGGCTGTGGCCGAGGCTCTGACGGGCATCGACTTCGACGTCACCGAGAGCTGGATGTCATCAGCAACGAAGGTGCACTCGTGGGACTACTGGGAGTCGTTCACATGGGACCAGATGGAGGCCTACACGTGGGAGCAGCTTGAGGGCTCGCCCGCTGCCTCCACCGAGGCCCCGCGCAACATCGTGACTCTGTTCCCCCACGCTGCGATGTCGTACGGCGAGAGGTTCGACCTCGAACGAGCCCTCGACCGCATCAAGCCGGTCCACGTTGTCGTGGTCGTCTCCGAGGCGATCCCCGAGATCGTCGTGGATGACGTGGCATTCACGCCTACCGCCTCCAGCGAGAAGTGGGAGATCCGCCAGCTCGTGCAGAACACCCGGGTGAACGGGGCGCTCCCGTACCCCAATGCAGCCGAAGACTCCTTCGTCGAGCCCGATGGCCCGGCATGGGGCGGGTACACAGGTGAGGCATGGACCGTCCTGGACCGGAGCCCCCGCTCCCTCGCCTACTCGTCGCCGGGCGCTATCAGCAGGTCTGTGCGCCGTGACCCACTGGCCGTCGACATGCCTCCGCAGAGCCTCCTCGTGGCCACTGGGGCGTCGCAGGCCGTGGCGCTGCCCGAGTACGCCCTCAAGCCCGCCCAGGGCATCCAGGCGGGCCGCTCTGTGAGCGATGGCATCATCGCAGCCAACCCGTATTCGCATCGCACAGGCGACCACTCGACTATGCTCGTGGACGGCGTTGACTCGGCCTTCGTCGCAGGGCAGATGCTGTCCACGGTCAGAACGCCCACTCGGTTCTGGACGTCACCGATCCGCATGCCAGACGACCCGACGAGCGAGGTGATCGAGTTCCTCTTCGACGAGCCGGTGACCGTCAACCACATCAGCTTCGAGTACGCACGCTTCCCATGCACCATCGTTGTCGAGGTGTGGGATCGCGAGTCGGGGACATGGATCAATGTCGGCGGAACGGGCAACATGGATGCATCTCCGTACGGCATCCCCAACACGCCGCCAGTGGGCGCAGACCATTCGCACCACTTCGGCTCCGATCACTGGCGCAAGACCTCGCTGTCGTTCGGCGCCATCGTCTCGCAGGCGTGGAGGATCGTCTCCACTCGGCGTGTGGGAGTCGGCCCAGTTGGCATCAATGGCACCCCCGTTCCGTACCCACTCGGCATCCGCGACACCGACATTGGGTACCGCGTCAACTCGCTGTCCGACGTGCCAGGCAGCGTTCCGCCAGGGGCTGCCATCGGGAGCAGCAAGAACCTACTCGGTCTCCAGACGAGTTACCGGCTGGAGCGGTCGAGGGCGGCGCTCGTAGCCGACTCTCTGCCGACAGCGTGGGTGTGCGAGCCCCAGCCGATTCGTGATGCTGTCGTATCCCTCATCCTCAAGGTGAAGTCGAGTGTTGGGGCGATCATCAACCGCATCTTCGTCGACCCGACACACGTCGGACCGGCCGTCAACATCTACTACACATCGAAGGTTCAGCGTGCTCTGCTGGGCGATCCGAGAGACGACGTGGTCGCCGTCCAGAGGTCGGTCGGGAACGTCGCTGCCGTCGGGGACGGACAGCAGAGAGGGCTAACTCTTGGCAGCGGATCACCGGCGTGGGTCGACATCGACATGCGTCAGGTCGACCACCAGGCCGGGGCGAAGTGGATGGGGAGGGAATACGTCGTCACCACGGACATGCGGAACTTCGGGTCGTTCTACGTCAACGAGACCCAGCTCGGGGCCGTCGCAGTGGACGGGGAGGTCGTGTACCTCTCGCACGGCATCGATACCGAATACGTCACGGCGATGTACTTCGTCAAGGTGGTCCTCAACGGGCGCATGGAGCGGGTGTTCTTCCCCACGGAGGAGACACCCCACGTCGGATCGACGCTCCGCATCATCGTGGCGATTGGCGACGGGGAGATCCTTCGCGTCTCAGCTCGCGTCGATGAGGGCTTCCCTTGGTCGACGGCGGAGCAGCCGCCCGGCGCTCCGTACACAGACAGCAACCGCACCTACATCACATCTGGATCGTGGGACTCGACATACGAGGTCCGCCCGCCCGACATCTACGAGACGCAGGCGTACGCCCTGGAGCTGAATGCGCTGCCGAGAGGGCGCCGGTCAGACGATGGCATCTGGTACAACAGTGGATCCGCTGGCCGCTCGCTCTACCTGTCTTCGAGCGACAGCTGGTTCACAGGGACGTCGGCAGACCCCGAGTGGCTGACGTGGCCGGTGTTCTCCGGTGACGCCGGGCACTCGATCACTACCCCGCACGCCGCCGACCTCTCCATCACGCTCCGGTTCGCCATGTGGGCGCAGGTTCAGCCGAGGTCGTGGAGGCCGTCTGCTGAGCAGTGGATCATCTCCAAGATGACGACCAACCTGACCACTGGGTACGGGCTTGGAGTGTCGCCGGAGGGCTGCCTCGTTCTACACGTCGGTGACGGAACGGCGAAGACCTACACGTCAACGGTCGCCGTCCCTGCGTCTCAGACTGAGCCGCTGTACGTGGGCATCTGCTACAACGGCAACAACGGCACCAACTCGGTGGCGACGTTCTTTACCAGCACCGACGGCACCAACTGGTCCGCTCTTGGTGGCTCGGTGCTGGGAGCAACCGGAGGCCCGAGCGCCAACACCGACGTCCTGCGCATCGGCGCTCGATCGACAACTGTCGGAGCATTCTCTGGTGCCATCCGGCGCGCAGCGATAGTCGACGCTTCGTCGGTGGTTCCGACGAGTGACACGCCAATGTTTCGCTTCGACCAAGCCGCCATGCACACCGACTCGAACTGGACTGTTACCGACACGGCAGGAGCCCACGCCATCACAGTCGTCGACGGCGGAACCGGCGTGCCGCCCATGGCCCTCGCCGGATCAGCAGTCGTGATCTCCCCCGTCACCGAAGGGATGGAGGCGAACGACTCTACGTTGTGCGACCTGCCCGAGAGCTTCAACTTCGCTGGGTACGCAGAGCTGACCATCGACCGCCTCCCCACTGGGTTCAACAGGAAGCCGCTGCTCACCAAGAAGGGCGGGTACTCGCAGTCGTACCCGGGATGGGGCGTCTACATCAACTCCTCTGGTGCGATCACGCTCGTCGTCTCGGACGGAGTCACGCAGTGGGAGTCGCCCATCCAGGCGTCTCCTCCGACCATCTCGGCGCGCCGCCGACCGATCGCATTCGCCTTCGCCTTCACCCCGGACCCGATCGGCGATCAGCCGACCATCACCCTCTCGGCGCGAATGCGCAACAGCACTGTGCAGCCAACTGGCGGCGACGTCACCCGACTCAGCATCTCCAACTGGTCGACGCCAGAGCCAGTCCGTGTCTTCGCCGATGGGCAGGGTTCGTACGGAGGCGCCATCCATCGTGTCGGAGTTGGCACGACGGGCACCGCAGCCACGAGTGGCTACGGATTCGAGGACATGGCAAACACGCTCGTGTTCGAGCGGACATACGTCCTCGGATCGAACTGGGTTGCCCGCTCTGACGGACTGATCAGCGACTCGGCCCTCCTCTACCCGAACAGCGTCGATCACCTGTCGGTGGCAGCTGGCGACGTGCTGTTCGCCAACCAGTTCGAGACGTATCGAGATCAGCAGGTGTTCTCGGCAGTCCCGGCGATGGCGCAGCGATTCGGGTCCAGCAGACTCTACGACTGCGGAGCGAGGCTCACCGCCGCCGTCGACGGGTACGGTGAAGGGCCGGTGCCAGAGGACTTCCTTTCGTCGCCGTCGACCTACTGCGTGATCCCAGCGAGTGGCCCGCCAGAGCACATGGATGGCGAGTACCTGCGCTTCCACCCGAGCTACATCGGATGGACAGACGGTGTCATCGAGTCGATCGGATTCGTCGGCGGCATCAGCGAAGATTGGTCGGCAACGGAGTGGACGCCCATCGGCCAGTTCGTTCTCAGCCGCGGAGCGATCGATTTCGATGACGTGGCAGCCGCCGCCATCAAACTGGAGTTCTCGAACCTGGTGGCCGAGCCGTACGACTCGTTCGTGCCGGTCAACCGCAACGTCAGCCGTTTCGTCGGTCAGGCGATCGAGGTACAAGGGCGGTCGGTGGCATCGTCCGAGCAGGCGACGGCTTCGGTGCTGGCGCAGAACAGGTATCCAGATGGCCTCCGCTCTGCGATCTACACCGGCGACCCACTGACCAACTTCGTGAGCCCCACCGCTGGCATCACCGTCATCGACGAGACGGTGCGTGACCAGCTATCGCAGCAGTACGGCACCGACTACTCGTTCGCCCAGTGGCAGCCGAGCTACCGGGCGCCGATCCAGCAGGCAGTGGGCACGCACTCCTACATCACCTCACAGGTGCAGGCAGTCAGCCGCACGGCGTTCTTCGTCGGCCTCCGAACGGTGACGCTCGGCCGCAGGTCGGTGCGCATGATCAGCGACGAGAGCGTCTACGACGACACGTTCTTCGATGCCGACGGGGTCGACGTGGCGCAGACCACGTACGAGATCGAGCCTGGCCAGCTGTACACGCCAGAGTCGCCTTCGAGCAGCCTCCTCCCGGTCCCCCGGGTCGCCGTCTCGAAGCCGTACTACTCGCGCTCGGCCGTCACCGCCGTGCAGTTCTCCGCTCAGCAGACAGGACCGCAGCAGCTCCTCCCTGACGACGAGTTCAGGAGCCCTGGGCTCGTGTCGTACGCATTCGACGACACATCCCAGTGGCACATCACCGGCGACGCCATCGTGTTCTGGGACCAGACCCTCGGTGCCACACGTGTGTCTCGCGATCCCAGCGTGCTCGACGCCTACTACGCCCCGGACACCCCGATCGTGCACCCGCCCGTGAGCCCGATCCTCGCCAGTGGCTACGGGCGCACCGTCACCCTCGACTTCGACTCCTTCGGCGGTCTGTCGTCTCCGTTCGTGCTCGCCTCCCCGAAGGGGATCGTCTACGCCGGGTGTCGAGTGTCGGCTGCGAGCGAGTTGCAGGGAGACCTGTTTCTGCGCATCTACGACTCGGATGGACTCTCCGTCCTCGCCGAGCGGTCCTTCCGTCCGCAGGTCAGTGTGCCGATGGAGGTCGTCCTGCCGTACACGCTGGGGGCCACCGTCTCGGGTGGCGGTGTGCAGTTCCGGGTGGAGCAGGACGGCCCGTACAAGGACTCATGGGTGATGCACGCCCTCAGTGCGTTCGACGCCAGCATCATGTGGGAGTTCAGCGTCGATGACGGTGTCACGTGGACTCCCGGCGACATCGCCCGTGGCCTCAAGTACGGCGTGGTCGACTTCCCCACCCCGGGCGCCGCCCTCCGCTGGCGTGTCACCTCCTACCGACACAACTCGGTGATCGACGCCGTCCGTATCCGCCCCTGGTACCTTCGTCGCATGGGGTCGGCATTGTGATCAACAACCCGTTCCAGGCGAACCGGCCACCGCGCATTGAGGACGACCCGTCGTTCGCCGGATGGACGCGAGCCCTCCCGAGGCTGTGGTACCTCGACCAGCGGCACGCAACGAGGCTCGACGCCGAGACGCTCTCTGGTGCCAGCGAGTACGCCGTGTTCTACAGCCGCACGACGTACACCACGATCTCCTCTCCGGCCGAGACGGCAACCATCGGCGTGATCAACCGCATCCGACAGACCGACACCGACATCGGGATCCCGGCGCAGACTGGCACTCGCCAGGCGGCGTTCATCCGGTCGGCATCGACGTCGGTATCACTCACGCAGACGCCCGGGTACACGAGGCCGACCGGTAGCCCGATCAATCCGATCGTTCACCCGATGCTGGGTGACCCCATCTGAGCCTGATGGTTCCATGATTAGCGGTTGACGGATCCGGCGCATGTGAGTACGCTGGCGCACATGGACACGGGTGCACCCCTCGAACTCGCATTGGCGAAGATCGTCGTTCGCACGCGCCTTGCCGAGATGGCCGTCTTCGAGCCGTCCACCGAGTGGACGGTGCTGATCGGCAATCACTTCGTGCCGGTCGACGTCTGCGCTGGAGCCGACGAGCACGAGCTGGTCGTGTCGCTCCTGATGAGCGCAGCGCCGATGGACTCCAACATCTGGTACATCCACGCCAACGGGTACCCGATCCAGAGCGTCGAAGGCTCGATCATCAAGGGGCGCAACTGCCGCCTCCGCCTGGTCTACCCGCTCGCCAGCGTCCTCGCTGGTGTCTGAGCTGTACGTCAACCCCCAAGGGCTCTACCCATTCCAGGGACAGCTGGTGGCCCGCAGCTACCTGCGGGGCGGCAACCTCGCCGTGGTCGACGCTGGGCTCGGCAAGTCGCACATCGCTCTCGCACTGGCAGCGCTTCTGGTCAAGGACGGGATGATCGACCAGACGCTGCTGGTGTGCGAGCAGAACAAGTTGGACGAGTGGATGGACGACATCGCTCGATTCACACTGCTCCGGCCGTCGCTGTTCCACGGGCCGAAGCGGAAGTTCACCAACGACGCCGACATCGTCGTCTCCACCTACACCACGATGCGAGACTCGTTCGCCGACCCGGACCCTCGGGACAACCGCCTCCTGATCCCCGGCGAGGGCATCGAGTTCTTCACCGGCAAGCGCATGCTGGTGATCTACGACGAGATGGCCATGCTCGCCGCCACGATGACGTCGCGCACCTACCAGGCGCACGAGCTGGCGATCAACCACTGGCGACACCATGGCGGCGTTCGCATCCTCGGGCTCACCGCCACGCCGATGTCGACCACTCCTGTGTGCTTCTACAACCTCGGATGCCTGATCGCCCCCGAGTCGATGGGCACCTACGTGCAGTTCTGCCGTGACTTCGTGTCCGGTTACGACCGCTGGGGCAGGCCGAGCAAGTTCGTCTACCTCGACGTGCTGGAGGAGCGGCTGTCGACGTTCATGCTGCGCAAGCGCAAGACCGACCCGGACGTCATCGACCAATTCCCGAAGATGGTCGAGAAGCCCGTGTACCTGACGCTGCCCAAGGACCACGCCGCCGCCTACGAGTCGTTCGAGGCGTTCGTCCAGCAGGCTCCCGAGAGAGATCAGCTGCCAGCGTTCCGCACCCTCAACGCGTTCGCCGCTCACCCCAGGTCCGTGCTCGCCTCCGGCTGGAAGGTGGCCATCGACTGGGTCGACTCCTACGGCGCCGAGCGGATCAAGAAGATCCATGCCATCAAGTCGCAGGCCACGTGCGGATACCTCAGCGAGATCGCCCACCAGGGCGCCTCTGCGATCGTGTTCTGCGACTCGGTGAAGGCACTGCGTGCGCTGGCCGAGGACATCGCCGCCCTCCCGGATAAGCACCGCTTCTCGTTCGTCGAGTACCACGGTCAGCAGAGCGACGCCCAGAACCGAGACGCGAAGGCGAAGTTCAAGAGTGGCGACGCCACCGTGCTGCTCGCCTCGTCGAAGGCGGAGCGTGGCATCAACCTCCCCGAGGCGAGCTACATCGTCAACTTCGACGTCCCCGCCCGCCACTCGTCCTACCTCCAGCGCGCCAGCCGGGGAAGCCGCATCGGCAGCAACGTCGACGGCATCCTGGTGATCAAGACGTTCATCACCCGCGACACCATCGAGCGGTCGACCGTGCGCATGTGGCAGAGACGCAACGAGTGGTCCGACCGACTCCAGGATCCTCGTGCCTACACGGACCCGAACTTCATCAGCTCCTACCATCGCCTCCTCATGTTGCGGGAGGCTCAACTCACAGAGGACCCATCATGCCTGTCGAGCCAGCTCGTCGATTCAACATCCGCTCCTTGATCGGGGAGAACCTCGACGCTGCATTCGAGCGCCATCAGATCGAAGGCGAGCGACCGGCATGGGATGTGAGCTACGTCGCCATCCCGAGCCCCGAGGGCATGGCCGTCCAGGGGATGCTCGTCATCACGATCAACACCGCACTGCTGGAGCCGATCACCGCAGCCATGCTGATGGACCCGCGCTCGCTGATGGACGCCGACCATGCCGACTCGGTGGTCACGCAGGCGCTGATGTCCCTGCGAGAGTCGGCATCGCAGGCGCTGGCTCAGGCCAGCGGCTTACTCATCCCCTGACGCGGTGGCGGGCGTGTGCCGGAGATCGGCCGGTCGTAGAAGTTGGTGCGGTCTATCGCACTCAGCTGTCTCCTCTTCGAGAGGGAGAGGTGCGGAGTCAGATGGTCATCGAGCGCACTCACTGCTTCGGTGTCATCGAACACAGAGCCGATCATCCACACTGGCTCCACCCGGCCAATCTGCATCGTCCCCCAGCGCTCGTAGTGGTCCCACTGCGTGTCCATGCGGCGACTCAGACGACACCTCGTGCTGAACACGCTCCTGGCGTTCAGCCACGTCTGGCGATAGTTCATGGCCCTCTTGTAGATGCCCCGCACGACTGTTGCGTCGGGCGTGCCTCCCGGAGTGTAGACGTCCCTCCGTCGACGGAGTTCGACCTGCGATGGAGTGAGGTACCCCAGTTTCGATCGCTCCTTGCGCGTCAGCTCATCCCACTCAGGGCCGAAGAGGATCTCGTCAGCCATCTCCTCCAGCTCCTGGTTGATTCCGCTCATGAGCGGAATAAGAGCGCTCGACCGCACGGTCACACTGCACCCACGGCCTTCGCAGCCTTCGCCTCTCGCAACGCTGCCATGCGCTCGCGCAGCACCTCGCGCTGTTCGTCGGTGAGCTGCCGCTTGGGCTTGGGCTGGGTGTACTTGACTCGGTTGCGCCGGTACTGCTCGCGCAGGAACTTCGCCGCCTCGGCCCCGAGGAAGTGGCGCACCATGTCGAGGTAGACCTCGGCGAAGCGCCAGTCGTGCTGATGGCCGAGCCCGGCGTAGTGGTGGGCCAGCTCGTGGATCGCCATGGCGTGGCAGCGCCCGTAGACACCCAGCTTGATGAACCTCCCTATCGTCCAGCTGTCACCAGCGTGCCCGGCGTTCCGGCCGCGGAGCACCGTCACTCTCATCTGCTTGCCGTGGTGGTACTTGCGCATCATGTAGGCCGAGTTGTTCATCTTCTCGATGAAGGCTGCCGCCTCCTGGAAGGTCAGCGTCTTCGAGTACGGGCTGTCGACCAGAGCGTGATCGCAGGCGTACACCTTGCTCCGCTGCGAGTCCCTCATGACGAGGTCTTCTTCGAGCGCCGATCCTCGTCCGCCTGCTGCATCTTCTTCTGCGCCCTGGCGCTGAGCACCTGCACCTGGCTGGGCCGGATCGAGCGCATCCGCTCGTGCTGCACCCGCCCTCCCCAGACGTCGATGGCGTCGATGACCCCTTCGTCGGTGATCCACCAACCGCGCACCTTGCCGACGAAGCCGTCACGCTTCTTCGGGCCGCTGGGCAGGACCTTGATGTAGTCGTCGAAGCCGACGTGCTTGCCATTGAGACTGATGCGATCCTCGCTGTCGGTGGAGCCGATCATCGGGGCGTTCCTTTCGTTGGGGTTGAATGCCTTCACCTCCATTATCTCATGGATGTCAAGCTACGTCAGCGTAGTCAGATGATTCGAGCCACGGCACGAGCCCCATCGAGGCCTTCTCCCGCTGTCGATTCTCCACGTCAGCGGCTGCTTCGTAGTCGAGCACCCGCCAGCGCCCGAGCATGGTCGTCTGGAGCCGCTGGTGGATCCGCAGCCTGGTCGGCATGTACTCGCCACGCAGGGCAGCTGCACGGATGGCCCGGGCGCGCAGGACGGCCGAGGCCAGCTTGATCCACCGCCTCTTGCTGGTGTTGCCGTAGACGGACGACGACCAGAACCTGCCCGCAGTGACCCATCCTCGCTTGATCCAGCGCTGGAGCATCTCCCATGCCCCCGACATCGACAGCCCGAGGTGCTTTGCCAGCACCGATGCCGAGACGTCGACGACCACCGTCTCGGCGAGATCCATCATGTCCAGCCATCGCAGGAGGTGTGGCTCCTCGACGAAGTAGTCCTCGTCGAGGTCGGCATTCGGCAGCGGGGATACTCCGGGTGACCCCTCATATCCTTCTTCTCTGACTACGGGCAGCGGTGGCAACAGATGAACAGATGCACTCTCGGAGGCTCCCCGCTGCCGAATCAGGAACGTTGCCGGGCGTCCACGCTTGCGGACATCACCGTGCTGGTCTGGTGTTCCGCGATCGAGCACGGCGATCAGGTCGTGCTTGATCAGGAACTCGATGGTCCGCTCTAGCCCGGCGTGGGACGAGACGTTGCACATCGCCCCGAGTTCGGAGCGGGAGATGGTCAGCACCGGCACCTCTGCCCCGAGCGGGATCCGGTCGATCATCGAGCGCAGGACTCGCCAGTGTCGACCCCCGGCTTTCCCTCCCCAGATGGGGAGCCTGATCGACTGGCGCATGGCGTTGACAGGGCTGAAACGGGTGGGTAGAGTGCTCATTGCGGCATTCCTTTCGTAGTGGTGTTGCAGCTTTCCGGGACTTCGGTTCTTGGTGAGCGATGAACTCTCGTCGGGGTTCAGGTACTGCATCTTCTGACTTGTGGAGCAGGAAAGAGATGCGAGAGGCGGTCTGGGGAAACCTGGACCGCCTCTCTGCTTTCCTGGCAGGGACGTCATCATGGCCGCGCCGATCGACACCTGTCAAAGATGGCCGGTTGACAGTGCCGGTGTAGGTATGTACGCTGGTGTCATGTCTGAACCCGCCGTTGCTGCTCCACGCACATTCGCCGAGGCGCAGGTGGCCCTCGCCGCCGCCCTCCCCAACTACGAGTCACGGCCGGAGCAGGTGCTGCTGGCCACCAACATCGAGAAGTCCTGGGAAGATGGAACCATCTTGATCGGCCAGGCTGGCACCGGTACCGGCAAGTCGCTGGCTGGCCTCATCCCGGCGATCCTCTCTGGTGAGCGCACCATCTACGCCACTGCCACCAAGGCGCTCCAGTCGCAGATCATGGGCAAGGACCTCCCGTTCCTCGAAGCCAACCTCGGCGTGCCGTTCACCTACGCCATGCTCCAGGGGCGGTCGAACTACTTCTGCCACATGCGGGCCACCGAGACGCAGGGCGACAACCCGATGATCGGGCAGGCCCTCGCCGAGTTCTCCAAGGACGACGACGCCGCCGAAGTCATGTCGGTGGGCCTCCCCGTCTACCAGCTCGACGGACTGCGCGAGAACCTGCCGACCGCCGTCGACAACGCATCGTGGTCGAAGATGACGATCACCGCCGACGAGTGCCCCCGCAAGAAGTGCCCGTTCTACTCCGTCTGTCGATTCCAGAACGCCAAGGCGAAGGCCGACGTATCCCAGGTGGTCGTAGCCAACCACGCCCTGCTCGCCCTCGACGGTGTCGTCGCCCAATCGAGCGGAGGGTTCGCCAGCATCCTCGGCGACTACCACCACGTCATCGTCGACGAGTGCCACGAGTTGGCTGAGTTCATCACCAACGCACTCACCAAGCAGCAGTCGCCCGGCACCTATCGGTACTACACCTCCGAGCTGCGCAGCGTGTCGCGCCACCCGGACTTCGAGGAGACCGACACCGACTCCATCGAGACCCTGTCGTCGGACATCGTCGTCGCATCCTCACGCTTCTTCGACGCATTCGAGCCAGGCCGTGTCCGCCACCGTGCAGCAGTCGACGCCATCGCCGTCGTCGAGCCGCTGATCGGCTTCCTCCAGGGCGTGCAGGAGATCCTGCTGGAGAACGCCAACAACAGCGACGACAAGCACTTCGTCGCCCGCCTCAACAAGCTGTCGTCTCGCACCGGCAACCTGCTCGGGGCGGTCACCGACTTCCTGTTGAAGCCGGACACCGAGATGGTCCGCCTGTTCGAGATCGAGAAGCGCGGCAACAACGACACCAAGGTGTTGCGAGTGATCCCCGTCAGCGTCGCTCAGTGGTCACGTGAGTGGCTGTGGACCAGCCCGCTGCGCGAGCGCCCGCCGACGATGATCTCGGCCACGGTGCTGGTCGACAACCGGCCTGACTTCATCGTCAAGCAGCTCGGGCTCGACACGGCGCCGACCACCGTCGTCGACGTCGGCAGCCCGTTCGATTTCACCGCCCAGTCCCGGCTGTACGTTCCTGCGCACATCCCCGAGCCGACGCAGGCCCGCCGCCAGCAGTGGGAGCTGGCCATGAACCCGCTCATCGAGCAGCTGGTCAACATCAGTGAGGGCAGGGCGCTGCTTCTGTTCACGTCGGCGGCGCAGATGAACAAGGCGTGGGATGCCTTCGCTCACAAGCTGACCTACCCGTGCCGCAAGCAGGGCGACGCCTCGGTGGCGCTGCTCACCACATGGTTCCGCGAGGAGACCAACTCGGTGCTGTTCGCCACCCGCTCGTTCTTTACCGGCATCGACATCCAGGGCGACTCACTGAGCCTCGTGGTCATCGACAAGCTGCCGTTCCCCGTTCCGACCGACCCGGTGTTCGAGGCTCGCTGCGAGGACGTCGAGCGTCGTGGCGGCAACTCCTTCGGCGACCTGACCGTGCCGATGATGTCGCTCGTCCTCCAGCAGGCGTTCGGTCGTCTGATCCGCACCAAGTCCGACCGCGGCGTGGTGGCGATCATGGACCCCCGGCTGATGACCAAGGGCTACGGCACCAAGATCCGGCGCAGCATCCCCGCCCCGTACACCGACAACATCGACGACATCGAGGCATTCTTCGAGAGCGCCTCGGTATGAGATCCCCGACGCCGAGCAGTCGCATTGGTGTGTTCCTCAGCGCACATCGGCTGGCCTACGGGCCGCTCGGCGTCGGGAGTTGACACTGGCGCGTAGTTACATACTACGCTGGCCCCAGCTCCACTACATCGGAAGGAAACACCGCCATGAGCAATATCGAACTGGTCGTCAAGTCGGGGAACAATCTCCCCGACATCCTCAAGGGGCTGCTGCCCGCAGTCGTCGCGCAGCACCCGACGAGCGTCGACATCCCCAAGGCCGTCAAGGTCACCCCCGCCATCGCCTCGGCGACGACCACGTTGCAGCTGACCACCGTCGGCCACGAGTCGCTGACCGTCTTCGAGCGCCGTTCGCTGACGCCGGAGGAACTCGACACGCTGTCGTCCGAGCGCGACGCTCTCGACGTGATGGCCAAGTACATCAAGGGTCGTCTCGAAGCCCACAAGGCAATGGTGTTCAACCACTTCGACGTCCGCTTCGAGGAGACCGGCGTAGATGTCGATGCTGACGGCGAGCCAGTCTCGCTCGACGGCGTCCACTACGTCGTGCCCGCCACCGAGCCCGTCCAGGGCGGCAGCCGCAAGTTCGTCCGGCAGGTCTCCAAGGGTGCCCCGCTGGTGACCGCCCAGCGCCTCGACGAGGTCGCCGAAGCTGGCGACGTCGAGGGCTTCGACCACAAGGCCTACCTCGCCTGCACCACCCCTGTGCGCCAGCTCGATGAGGAGAAGACGCTGATCGAGATGCGCAGCAACCCCGCCGTGCTGGATGCACTGCGCAAGGCCGTCAAGCCCGGTGGCAAGTCGGCCTCGCTCTACCATCGCCCCGGCTGACCGGTGGCGCCGGACAAGCAGCCGCGTCGGGTGGTGTCGTACGTCGAGTACCCGACGGTGATCGAGGGGATCCCCCACCGACACATGATGATGGAGGGCGCCGAGATCCACACGCCCGACTCGATGCCCATCTACTCTGCCGGAGAGATGGCTCGGACGTTTCTTGCCATCAAGCCCTCGACCCTGTACAAGTACCTTGGTAGCATCCCCACCGAAGAGTGGGACGCCCACCTTCTCGGGCTGCCGAGAAGGGCAGGCAAGCCGCTGGGGCGAGAGTCCTGGTCGCTCGCCGATGTCGAGCGGATCATCCACCTCTTGAAGGATCGCAAACTGATCAAGTTCGACCGCTTCGTGGTCGCACTCCAGCTGGTCGCATGGACCGGGAAGGCGTATGGCGTCTATGTCTAGCTGCAACAAGCCGGTCGGCCCGGGGACGGTCCAGTACCTCTGTCGAGAAGAGGCCATGCACGACGGACCGTGTGCTTGCCCGGAGGTCGCCAAGTCCAACATCGACCGAGCCCGATGGGCGGCAGAGCAAGAAGCGGCCCGCCCGCCCGCCGAGCAAGAGATGGTTCCATCTCGTCCGATGACGTTCCGCTCGTTCGAGGACAGGGTGGCCATTGCCTCGCAGTCACTGCGCGCAGGAAACGACATCGGGGACTTGCCACCGGCCATCCAATCGTGGATGATGGGTTCGGTTTCACAGCTCTCTCTCGTAGAGCTGTGGGACGCATGGACGTCTGCTATGAAGCAGGGGGAGCTGTCGCTCACCCTGACTGGGGAGCAGATTGAATCCCTCGTGCCACCCAGACTCCGGCGATAGAAAGACCAGGACTCCACATGCAGCTCGCAACATTCGACCCCACGGCCATCTCCTTCGACGTGGACGAGGCGTCCGCCCCAGAGGCGCCAGTCGACCTCTCGCTCACTCATCTCGACCTCCAGACCATCGGATTCGATGAGCCCGAGATGGCCGAGGTGGTCACCACCGTCACGTTCGGGGTGCCCGTCTCGACCGTCGCCATCGACGCCCCGGTGCCGGTGAAAGACATGGTCGCACCGAAGGCGATGTCCACCTCGCGACAGCACCTCGTCGCCGGTGCGGAGTGGTCGTCGTGGTCGCACCTCCGTGACTACGTCGTCTCCTCGATCGAAGAAACGATCGGAGCGTTCCCCCGCAACCCGGTGATCGAGAAGTCGATCTTCTCGTCGTTCTTCGATCGCTGGGGTCCGTCGGCATCGCAGCAGATCGCCCGCTCGGCCGTCGAGCTGCACGGCTGCTGGTGGAGGAACTCCCCGATCTCCGTGCAGAGGTTCTGCAAGGGATCGGATCCGTACTTCGCTGAGCCGATCGCTCGCAACCTGGGGATCAATACCATGAGCCTCTCTCAGTAACACCGCCCACTCCATCTCCAAGTCCTGCTCCACGCAAAGGTCGTCATGCTCCGCCTACCACCCAACCCCCCGCACGTACGGGTCCCCACCGAAGAGGAGATGCGGTTCGGCTCCCGCAACGCCAGGGTCGCCATGTCGTGGCGCGAGGAGAACTGCGAGACCTGCCGCGGTACCAAGTCGTTCAAGATGTGGGCTGGCACCCCGCTGTCATCAGCCGTCGTCGAGTACGAGTGTGACTGCGTCGAGCAGATGCTCCTCGATCGCTGGCTCGGCGTCCGCGGCGTACCGAAGAACCTGCGCACCAGAGGCTTCAATGACGCTGCATGGATCAGCAAGGACACCCGTGTCTCGTTGGGTCCGTGGACGAAGAACACCGCCGACATGGTCCACTACCGGCAAGGCGTAGTCATCACCGGGCCGCAGGGATCGGGCAAGAACCTCGTCGCCTCGCTGATGCAGCGCGAGATCCTCTCCGCTGGCATCGAGGCGACGCACATCGAGGTCAGCTTCTTCACCTCCCTCGTCGACGACTGGCGCAACGAAGACATCCGCAGGTGGTATCGCAGGTCTGTTCGCGAGCGGCCGGTGCTGTTCGTCACCAGGATCGGCGTCCCGCAGATTTCACTGAACGAGTGGGGTGAGGCTCGCCTCGCTGAGCTGTTCGAGTACAGGCTCAGCAACAACATGCTGACGGTGATCGAGTCGGCAGTCGGCATCCCCGAGTTGATCGGCAGGATGCCCTATCTCGCCACCTCGGTCGGTCGCTTCGATCACATCGAAGTCAAGTCGCCGACGCCGTATCCGGCGATGGACATCACCAACGCCGAGCAGCAGCACGGCATCCGCCGCCCGGTTGTGATGCGCTGATGGCCAGTCCCTACGAAGTCGCCTTCGTTCAGCACCTGGTGCTGCCGGAGTCGATGTCAGAGATCGTTCGCATGGAGCTGCCGCCCGACCTGCTCCCCACCGAGGCGCTACGCCCACTGTTCCTGTTTGCCTCGGACTACTGGCACGCAGAGTCCACCGAGGGGACGGCGCCGAGCCCAGCAGCCATGCGCATGCACTTCTCGTCGATCCTCGCTGAGCACGAGATCGACCTCGACATCGACCCGGAGGATGTCCTCTCCTGGGCGGTGTCGGCGCTCAAGGGCTCCTACATCGATCGCAAGTGGCAGCCATGGATCCGCAAGTTCGCAGGGGACATGGCCGAGGCCGACGTGCTGGTCAAGCCCGACGTGCTGGAGGCGGCGGTCGGAGAGCTGATGTCGATCCAGACGGGCGTCTCCGGTTCCGGCGAGAGGGTGGATGCCCGCATCGGCATCGGCATGGCCGTGGAGGGGTATCGCCAGCGGGTAGCGATGCGGGCTGCTGGCACCATCGAGGGGCTGACGTTCGGGTTCCCGCCGATCGATCAGATGACCAACGGCATCCGCCCGTCGGAGTTGTGCATCCTCGGCGCCCCGCCCAAGAGTGGCAAGTCGTTCTTCCTGCTGAACGCAGCACGCGTCGTACATGACGATGGGGGCGTCCCGGTGGTCTTCTCGCTGGAGAACTCGGTCGAGATGACCATGGACCGCCTCGCGTGCATGGTGATGGGCGTGGACGCCGGGCGGTGGCAGCGTGGCGAGGCGTCGCCGGAGGAGGTCGAGCGCGTTCGTGACTACGCCCAGCGGCTGGCCTCCAACGACACCCCGTTCCACGTCTTGCAGCCACCAGTCGGCCAGCGCACAGTCGAGCACATGATCCGCATGGCCAAGACGCTCGGCGACTTCGCCATCATCGACCAGCTGACCTTCGTCGAGCCCGCCCCGAAGTACGAGCGCCTCCCCCGCTACCAGCAGATTGGCAACTCGCTGCACGAGCTGAAATCGCTGATCGCATCCGGCAACAGGATGCCGTGCCTCCTCGCCCACCAGGTCAACCGAGAGGGGCAGAAAGCAGCCGAGAAGGCCGGGCGGCTGGAGATGTACCACCTGGCCGAGTCGTCCGAGGTCGAGCGCACCGCCGACTGGGTGTTCGGTCTGTGGGCCAACCGGCTGATGAAGCAGTCCGGCCGCTGCTATGTACAGACGCTGGCCGCTCGCCGTTCGGAGCTGCTCAACTGGGAGATGATCTGGCGTCCATGGCAGGGGCAGATGCAGGTCAGCCGAGAGCTGATCCTGGAGAGCGAGGACGACTGATGAGGTTCCGCGTCGGCCTCGATGAGGCGAAGAAAGCATCCAACCCGTTCGGCCACCTCACCCTCGACCAGCGCCGTGACCTCTGCATGGAGGTGCTCCATGACGTCGGGGCGCGCAACATCCACGAGCGCGGGCACGAGATCATGCACTCCTGCTGCCTGCCCTATGGCAACCATCCGAACGGCGACCGCAACCCGTCGGCCTCCGTCAACTTCGAGAAGATGGTCGCCGGGTGCTACGTCTGCGGCAACGGCGGCTGGCTCTGGTGGGTCGCTGCCGTCAAGGGGCTGGAGTCGAGCACGCACGCTCGATCGTGGGTGCTCGACAGAGTTGGCGCCGAGCGGGTCGATGACCTACAGGATCTCCTGGCGTTCCTCGACTCACTGGTGTCGCCATCTCCCGGCATCATCACCCCGCCGCCCGTGTACGACCCCTCAGTGCTCACTCCGTGGCGCCTGATCCACCCCTACCTGACAGAGAACCGCGGGGTGCCGTGGGAGAACATCGTCCGGCTCCAGGTCGGCTACGGGACGCTGCGTGTCTGCACCGCACCGAACACCTTCGTCCAGTCCGAGCGCATCATCATCCCGCACTTCTTCCGAGACAAGCTGCACGGTTGGCAGTCGAGGCGGCTGTGCGACGACGGCACGCCGAAGTACGTCTCGACACCCGACATGCCCAAGGACTCCACGCTCTACAACCTGGAGGTCGGCCAGGACAGACTGGTCGTCGTCGAGTCGCCGATGACCGTGTTGCGTCACTCGCACCACGCCTCGATGACCGGCACGTTCGGGGCGTCGGTCACCGACAAGCAGATGGGGGTGCTCACCTCGGCGAGGGCGAAGAAGATCGTCCTGTGGTTCGACAACGACACGGCCGGATGGCTGGCCACCGAGAAGGTCGGCGCTGCACTGATGTCGCATACCATGGTGTGGGCTGTCCAGTCGCCGTTCGAGGGCGACCCAGCCGACCTCACCGACGAACAGGTCGAGCGCACACTGGCCGAGTGTGTTGTACCATTCTCACTCTGGCAGCGTCCTCTCGTCGAGACGCTCCGACAGCCTGGAGATGACCATGATCAAGAAGTACGGATCAGGACGACTGATCAATGACGACCTGGAACAGCCAACCGATCCGCAGGGGGCACCGATCCCCGCTGACGGAGAGGGAGATGCAGCGAGCGTTCGAGATGACGAGGAGGCTCCGCCCGCTCGATGAGCACCGTCGCATCGGCGACGTAGCAGCGTTCCCGCCGATCGTCGCTCTCGAACGCCAGCCGTTCCGCTGGGACACCAACGGCTTCTACCGACGCCTGGGGCTGGAGACGACTGCGTCTCGCCTCGACATCGTCCGGGCGTTCCTGGAACTCGACCCGCGCCAGGACTTCTACCGGCTCGCCTTCGCCGCCGAGGTGCTGCTGTCCAAGACCAAGCGGCCCAGATACGACGCACTGTCGATCGGGACGTTCTGGGCAGGGGATCCAGACCTGGAGGAGGCACGGGGGCTGGAGCGCCTCAAGGTGGACACGTGGGGCATCTATGCCGACGGCACCATCACCGACGAGCAGGCGCTGACCGTCTCCGCCATCTGGCGCTCGATGCTGGCCATGGCGCTCGCCCCACTACTCGCCGACGTCGACCCACTGCCGTTCGTCGGAATCGGCGTGACAGCGGCCAAGGCTGACTCGCGCTGGGAGCAGGTCGGTCATTTCGCAATTCTGTTCGTACCTCTTGACGAGGAACCTTCGCTGGAGTACGTTCACACCGCTGCCCAGAAGCTGATGCAGATCGCCACCCCGATGCGGGCGTGATCTTCCCGGTTGCAGCACTCGAAACCAAGCCAAACATCGAAACACAATGAAGGAGATCAGTCCATGACTACCGCACCCGCGTTCCGTACAGGGTCCGAAGAGGCAGAGAAGGCTGCTGAGCGCACATCGTTCGCTCGCACCAAGTTCCTGACGATCGAGAACGGGCACTTCGCCATCGTGCGCATGCTCACCGATCACAACAAGATGATCACGGTGGGACAGCACAACAACTCCCCCACCCGCCCGGTCCCCGCTGACTTCAAGGGGAACTGGCCGAAGGCGATGACCGGCGTGTGCCGCAACGATCCGGCGTTCGCGGGGATGTACGACGGCTGCTACCTCTGCGACAAGTTCGCAGAGACGGGCGACAAGCGTGCGTACAAGCCGGGTCAGCGCTCGTGGGCTCTCGGCGTCGCTCGCGAGAAGATCGTGGTCGAGGGCAAGACCGTCGGCATGCAGGACGTGATGATCGAGGTCGAGGTGGATGGCGTCAAGTCGCTGATCCCCCAGATCCTCGTCATGAACTTCGCCTGGGGCAACTTCTGGGGTGGCTTCGCTGCCCTCCAGCAGATGAACGGCACCTGGTGCGACCGCGATCTGCACATCTCCCGCAAGGGCACCGAGCTGGACACGGCGTACGCCATCGCCGGGTACGAGCCGGTGCACATCGACGGCTTCGCCAAGTCAGATGCTCCGCTGTTCGACACCCGCGATATGGGTCAGGTGACCAAGTACATCACCGCCCTCGGCCTCAAGCCGTCCGACTTCGAGACGCCCGCCCAGGCGTTCCACACGGCCACCGGCATCATCGTCGCCGAGCGCGCCTCGGACGACTACTTCGCCCGGTTCTTCGACGTCACCAAGGCTGTCCCCGCCGACAGGCACTCCGGGGATGCACCGACGCACGACAAGCCGCAGGGCAACGAGCCGACCGCCGCCGAACTCCAGGAGATCGCCGCACGCGTCTCCGGCTACCCGACGGCAGCAGCTCCGGCTGCCCTGCCGGTCGATGCCCCGGAAGCTGACGACGCTCCTCCGACCCTCGGCTTCGGCTGAGGCAACAAGATCAGTGGGGCACCGAGTCCTCCTCGGTGCCCCACTTCTTCGTCATGCAACCGCTGGACTTCTATTCGACGACCTTCCGCACTGAGGGTCCCAACGCCGGGCTCCCTACGTGCGCCCTCATGGTCGACGACAACGGCCTCCGCTGGCTGCTGACCGACTTCCCGTTCCCCGAGGGGCTGTGGCGGCGAGCGATCGCCTCCGGCGCCCACGGACTGCTGTACGACGGTGGCCTGCTCTCCGTCGAGGATGTCGCCAGCCTCCGTCGGCAAGATGGAACCATCTTGCCTCCTACTGCTGTTGCTGAACGATCTCCGGGATCAGATCACCCGTTCGTCCACCTACACGCCCACTCCGAGTACAGCTCGCTCGACGGCCTCTCGATGATCGAGGAGATGGTCGCCACCGCAGTGGCAGACGGCCAGGGGAGCATGGCGCTCACCGACCACGGCGTCTGCGCCGGGCACCTGGAGCTACAGAAGGAGTGCCGCAAGAACGGCATCAAGCCGATCTTCGGAACCGAGGCGAACTTCGTGTTCGAGGCCAGAGACAAGTCGCCGGAGAACCTCAAGGGGTACTGGCACTTCATCCTGCTGGCCAAGAACCAGAAGGGGCTCCACAACCTGTGGCGCGCATCCACCCTCGCCCACTCCCCGGATCGCTTCTACGGGCGCCCACGGATGGACTGGGAGGTGCTGCGTGAGTGCGCTGAGGGCCTGTACGCCACCACCGCCTGCCTCCGAGGCCCGATCTCAGCGATGATCGAGGATGGCGACGAGCAGGGGGCCAAGGAGATGATCGGGCGCCTCCGCTCGATCTTCGGCGACGACATGTGCCTCGAACTGCACGCCAACCAGATGGAGCGGCAGAAGGTGGTCAACAGAGGCCTCGTCTCGATCGCCCAGGAGATGAGCCTGCCGATGATCGTCGTTGGCGACTCGCACTACGCGTGCACCGCCGACAAGGAAGCACACGGCATCTGGATCGCCGCCCAGACCAACAAGACGCTCAGTGACGACGGCGACCTATTCGCTGGCCACGAGGACTACCACATGCACACGGGCGATGACATCGTCGAGGCGATCTCGTACCTCGGCCGTGACGTCGCAGAGGCAGCCGTAGCGATGACCGTCGAGATCGCCTCTCTGTGCGACGCCACCGCCACCGGTCGCAACATCACCCCCGTGTACCACCGCAAGCCGGTACCGCAGTCGCCGCTCCAGGGCGGTGCGCTCGACTTCGAGGTGATGAAGTCGATCTGCGAGAACGCATGGAACGACCGGGTGCCACCAGAGGCGCTGCCGGGCGGCGAGATGGAGGCAACATACCGGGCCGTGCTCGAAATGGAGCTGGCCGAGTTCAGCACCAAGCAGTTCGCCGGATACATGTTGATCGTCTGGGATTACTGTTTGGACCCATCGACGCCAGTTCTGACAGACGACCTCCGCTGGGTTGAAGTCGGCAAGCTGCAACCCGGAGACAGGCTCGCTGGCTTCGATGACGACAAGGTCGTGGCTCAGAGTAAGAGTCATCGGTACTGGCGCTCGACGGAAGTCGTGCAGACTCGGCGGATCGTGCAGCCGACCTACAAGGTGGTGCTAGACGACGGGACGGAGACGATTACGTCAGGCGACCACAAGTGGCTGATGGCGTCACCGAACGGAGGGTCAATCAGGTGGATGCAGACGAAGAAGCTGCGCCCCGGCCAGCGTGCCCAACGATTGGTGCGTGAGTGGGACGAGGTGAACACCTGGGAGGCCGGATACATCGCTGGCATTCTCGATGGAGAGGGGCACCTTAGCTCCACCCCGAACAACACTGGCGGTCGGCAGACGATGCTCGGCTTCTCTCAGAATCGTGGGGCAGTGCTCGACACCGCCTTGCGGATTCTTGATTCGTGGGGGTTCAAGTATGCAGTACGCGATCACTCGTCGGGTAGCAGGGTGCAATGCGTCAACATCAGCGGCGGTCGATCTGAGGTTATGAGGCTGCTCGGTATGACTCGCCCGCAGCGCCTGCTCGCTAAGTTTGACGTCGATCTGCTCGGCCGGACGACGGCTATCGATCAGCCTGCCGTGGTAAGTGTGGAGTACCTCGGTGATGGTGAGGTCGTCGCTCTGGAGACCACCAGTGGAACACTGGTGGCGAAGGGATTCGCCCACCACAACTGCAATTGGTGCCGAGAGAACAGGATCCTGATGGGGCCTGGACGAGGCTCAGCGGCGGGCTCGCTGGTCTGCTTCCTGATGGGCATCACACAGATCGACCCGATCGAGGCCGGACTGCTGTTCGAGCGATTCATCTCCCCCGGGCGTACACAGCTGCCCGACGTCGACAGCGACTTCCCAGCATCCAAGCGTGGTGCCGTCACCGACTACATCGTCAGCCGCTGGGGCGCAGAGCACGCCGTGCGCGTCGGCACCGTCGTTCGTCTGCGCAACAAGGGCACGTTCAAAGATGTCGCCCGAGTCCTAAAGGGCAGCGACCGCGAGGTGTCGTTCGTGGCACAGGCTGACGTCGCTGCGATCATCACCCGGGCCGAGTCTGGCACCGCAGGCATGGGGCTTTCCTGGGACGACCTGTGGACGCATGTGGGCACCGACCTGGCGCCGTACGAGGAGGCCTACCCGGACTGGTTCAAGTTCGCCGCCCAGCTCGTCGGCAGGCTCAAGTCCTACGGCAAGCACCCGGCCGGGATCGTCATCGACCCGGAGGAGTCGTTGATCGACCTGCTGCCACTGCGACAGGGCGAGGACGACCACCCGATCACCGAGTTCCCGATGGACCAGCTCGACGAACTCGGCTTCGTCAAGTTCGACATCCTCACCGTCCGCACCCTCGACACCATCCAGGAGGTGATGGACCTCGTCGAGTCCGACCCCCGCTACACCGGCCGGGTGCCGCACCCGCACACATGGCGACGCCAGGAGTACGCCGACCCGATGGTATGGGAGATGCTGCGCCGCGGTGAGACACTCGGCATCTTCCAGGTGGAGACCGGCGAGGGCACCCGGCTGGTCAACCAGTTCCGCCCCGAGTCGCTGGCCGACCTGTGCGCCATCCTCACGCTCGTGCGCCCCGGTCCGAAGAACTCCGGCCTCACCGCCTCCTACCTCCGCCGTCGTGATGGCGTCGAGCAGGTGCAGTACATCCACCCGCTGCTGGAGACCGTGCTGTGCAACACCTACGGCTGCATGGTGTACCAGGAAGACATCATGAACACCGTCAAGGTGATGGCCGGATACACGTCCGCCGAGGCCGACGAGGTGCGCTCGATCCTGGGCAAGAAGAAGGTCGACAAGATCGCCGCCGAAGGCACCCGCTTCGTCTCCCGCTCACTGTCGATGGGCATCGAGCAGCACATCGCCGACACCATCTTCGAGCAGATGGCGGAGTTCGCAAAATATAGTTTCAACAAGTCTCACAGCTGGGCTTACGCAGCGCTGGCCTACTGGTGCGCATGGTACAAGTGCCACTTCCCGATCCACTTCCTCGTCGCCTGTCTGAGCACCGCCGACAAGGATCGCTTCCCCGAGTTCGTCGCCGATGCGCGCCGCCGCGGGTACCGCATCGACCTGCCGGACGTCAACGAGTCGAAGGTCGCGTTCAGTGTCTCATCCGACGGGCTCGGCATCCGCTACGGCCTGTCGTCGGTGAAGAACCTCGGTACCAAGGCAGCCGACGACGTGATGGCCAACGCACCGTACAGCTCGTGGGACGACTTCGTCGAGCGGCGAGGGAAGGCATGCAACTGGGGCCACATCAAGACGCTGGTGTCCATCGGTGCGCTCGACCGGCTGATCCCCGAGGGACACAACCGAGTCGATCTGGCAGCAATCTGCGACCAGATGGCCGACGGCAAGATCGAACAGTGCCGGTGGCTTCGCGCTGGCCACCAGCCGTCGATGGGCATGCAGTCGTGCTGCGAGTTCGACTGGAGTGCAGAGGAGCGTCCGCTGGGCAAGAGTGGCAAGCCGCTCAAGGCCAAGCCTCTGCCGAAGTCGTGCACCAGGGCGTGCCGTCAGTACGACCCGGTCACCGCTCTCGTCTGGCCTCACAACAGCGACCCGACGCCCGTGCAGATCCGCCGTGCCGAGCGAGAGTCGTTCGGCCTCTACGTGACCAGCACGCCGTTCGACGCCCTCAACCTCGAAGGGATGCCCACCGTCGCCGAGATGACGACCGAGGGCTACTACCAGGTGGTCGGAGAGATTCAGTCGGTGCGCACGCGGCCGGACAGCCTGGGGCGCAAGATGGCGTTCATCACGCTCACCGTGCCCGACGGCTCGATCGATGTGGTCTGCTTCACCAAGTTGTTCGCGCAGATGGAGCAGGTGCTGCGACCAGACGCGTTCGGTGTGTTCTCCGTCGAGCGCAACAAGCGAGGGTTCGCCCTCAACCAATTCGTACCGATGAGTCAGGAGTAGACGATGGCAGCAACGAAGAAGGTGACCAAGAAGGACGAGCCCCCGAAGCTGTCCCCATCCGAGAAGGCACTGGCCAAGTTCATGACCGACGCCGAGAAGTCCTACGGCAAGGGCAAGTTCCAGCTCGGAGCTGTGCCGGAGCAGTACGAGGTGATCTCCACCGGCTCGATCATGCTTGACCAGGCGCTCGTCGTCGGCGGATACGTCAAGGGCAGGACGGTCGAAATCTGGGGGCCGGAAGGCTCTGGCAAGTCGACGCTCGCCATGCACGGGTGTGCCGAGGCACAGAAGGACGATCCGAACAAGATCGTCATGTACATCGACATGGAGCACCGCTTCGACAAGCAGTGGGCCATCAGCCACGGCATGGACCTCAAGCGGACCCTGCTCGTGCAGCCGGAGAACGCGGAGGAGGTGGCCGACATGGTGAAGGACGCCTGCCGCTCCGGCTTGTTCTCGATGGTCGTGGTCGACTCGGTTGCCTCGATGATCCCCGAGGTCGAGAAGGTCAAGGACGCGGGCGACGCGGTGATGGGCAAGCAGGCGCAGATCGTCACTCGCATGGTCAAGATCTGCGCCGTTGAGGCCGACCGCACCAAGACTGTCGTCATCTTCATCAACCAGGTGCGAGCCAACCTCGGCTACGGGGGCGACGTCACCACAGGCGGCGGTTTCGCCCTCAAGCACGGGACCACGATGAAGTTTGCCATCCGTCGCACGGCCAAGGGAGCGCTCAAGATCGGCGGTGACACCAGCCAACAGATCGGTCACCTCGTCACCGTCAACGTCGAACGCAACTCGGTGGCGTTGGCCTACCGCAAGGCCGAGTTCGCCATCCTCTACGTCTCCACCGAGAAGTTCGGGCCGATGGGCTTCGACACGGCGATGGAGGCAACCGACCTCGGCATCGAGATGGGCATCATCGGCGTCGAGGGGTCGTGGTACACCAACAAGGTGACCGGCGAGAAGGTGCAGGGGAAGCCTGCGATGCTGGAGCTGATCCGGGCGCAGCCAGCCGTCTGTCAGGAGATCCGCTCTCGCTGCATCGAGATGCTGCGCTCCGATGTCATCGCCAACACCGTCGTCGTCCACGACGATGATGAGCCCGGGGCGGTCATCCTCTCCTTCGACACTGACGACGGCAACCCCGACGGCGTGACGCTCCCGAACCTCCTGCGCGGTGACTCGTGAACGACTCGATCTTGATCGTCGGTGACAACAGGCGCACGCTGCGCGCTCTGGCCGACAACTCCGTGGACGCCGTCGTCTGCGATCCGCCCTACGGCCTCGGCAAGGAGCCGGACATGGCCGAGGTGCTCCGGCACTGGATCAATGGCGACGACCACGACGCCACTGGCGGCGGGTTCATGGGCAAGTCGTGGGATTCCTTCGTACCCGGCCCGGCAACGTGGCGAGAGGTGTTCCGGGTGCTCAAGCCGGGCGGACACGTCCTCGCATTCTCCGGCACGCGTACGTTTGACATGGCTGCGCTCGCCTTGCGACTGGCAGGGTTCGAGATCCGCGACACCGTGTCGTGGATGTATGGGCAGGGGTTCCCGAAGTCGATGAACATCAGCAAGGCCATCGACAAGGCAGCTGGTGCCGAGCGCACCAAGATTCCTGTAGGCGATCCGGTGAAGAGGATGATCCCCGGTGCTGATCAGAATGAGACCGGGTCGTGGATCAAGGACAACGGTCGTGAGTACCAGCCTGGCATCGAGGTCGCAGCGACGCCGGAGGCTGCGCTGTGGGATGGGTGGGGGACTGCGCTCAAGCCAGCATGGGAGCCGATCGTGGTGGCCCGCAAGCCGGTCGAGGGAACGGTCGCCAGCAACGTGCTCAGGTACGGCACGGGTGCCATCAACATCGACGCCACGCGGATCGCTACGACCGACCCCCTCGGCGGTGGAGCGGAGACGGAGACGCGTGCCGACCAGAAGGGCAACGAGGGGTGGGAGCGCCCGTGGATGAGCGACCCAGAGGCGCAGGCAGCCCACGCTGCCACTGTGCGAGCCAACGTGATCAAGGCAGAGGCACTCGGTCGCTTCCCCGCCAATGTCATGCTCTCGCACACTGAGGACTGCGTGCAGGTGGGCGTCCGCACAGTGGCCAGCAACGGCCACTACCCGAGCGCCAGGCCTGGAACAACCACCATTACCACAGACGGGCATGGTGGGCAGGACGATCTAGTCGAGCGATTCATGACTGGCGAAACTGTCGAATCATGGGAGTGTGTTGACGACTGCCCGGTTCGGCTGCTCGATGGGCAAAGTGGCATCAGCAAGTCGGGCATCGCAGTCAAGCGGAACCTGACCAGTGCCGGGGCGGATCAGCAGATCGGAGACACTGGTGGGGCGTCGCGCTTCTTCTACAACGCCAAGACGGCCAAGGGCGAGCGCAACGCTGGTATGCCGGAGGGGACGGTCAACGATCACCCGACGGTGAAGCCCGTCGCTGTCATGGAGTGGCTGATCAAGCTGGTGACGCCACCCGGTGGCTGGGTGCTCGATCCGTTCGCTGGGTCTGGGTCGACCGGAGTGGCTGCTGCCAACCTCGGCGTCTCGTTCATCGGGCTGGAGCTGGAGGGGCACTCGGCAGCGATCGCCAAGCATCGCATCGAGCACACCGGCACGACAGTTGACGTCTACGGCAAGGCGGAGCTGTGACCACCAACAACCCGCGCCAGCGCCTCTCTCGGCAGCACGAGCTGGACGTTGCCACACTGCTCGATGGCGACCAGTCGAAAGCATCGGGCAACCAGTGGCACGATGCCGCTGACGGCAAGCACGACCGCTACGAGGAGTTCGCCTTCGCGTGGGACTGCAAGTGCGTGCTGCCGACCACCAAGTCCATGTCCGTCAGCCGCGAGGATCTCGCCAAGCTGATCGAACAGTCGAGGGGGAGACGGCCAGCGATGCCGATCCGCTTCTACGACTCGGAGCGAGGGCATGTCGCCTTCGACTTCATCATCATCCAACTCACCGACTTCGCCGAGCTGCGAGAAAGGGCAATGTCATGACGTATCGAATCAAGGGGTTCACCACCGATGGCGTGGTGATCGAGGAGACCACTGGCAAGCCCAACAAGTGGGGGCAGAAGCCGACGATGACAATGCCCGGCATCGGCGCCACGGACGGCTTCGACGTGGGCGACGAGGTCCAGCTCGTGCTGCGGAAGAAGCCGTGACCGCCGCCAAGCATTCTCCGATGTTCCGCACGGGGCTGGAGTCGATCGTCCGCGGGGAGATCCTCGTCCCGCCCCTGCGCTCCTACCTGGCCAACCCGGAGTTCCGTGGGTTCGACCTCAAGGTGCGAGGCATCGGCTCCAGGGATCCAGACGGGTGGTTCCACCCGAGCGAGCACCCGCGCTGGCCGCTGCGAGCGCTGTGGCTGTGGCTGTGCGTGCCGAGCCTCGTCGAGCGGGAGCCGCTGGGACCAGAGACCATCCTGGCGATGACGGCGGGCTCGATCTGGCATGCCATCATCGAGCGGGCGCTGCTCGACATGGACATGCTGATCGGTAACGAGGTCCGCTTCGAGCACCCGGCGACGATGACACGGGGATCAGCCGACGGCCACCTGCGCATGGGAGACCTCATGGAATTCAAGGGGCTTGCCATGGACACCCCGCTCCCTACGCCGACCGGATGGACCACGATGGCCGACGTAGTCGTCGGAGACTCGCTGATCGGATCGGATGGCAAGCCGTGCACCGTGACGGGCGTGTCGACTCCGAAGTGGGTGCGGGGCATGCGCATGTCGTTTGACGACGGCACGTCAATCCTGTGTGACATCGATCATCGCTGGGCGGTTGCCTCTGGACGGGCGCGCCGGATGACGATGCAGACGCTCACCTCGGCAGAGATCGCCGAATCTGTGGATGGGGTGCACGGACAGTCTCAGCACAGGGTCTACAACACCGCTCCCATCGACTTGCCGGAGATCGATGCTCCGATTCACCCATACGTGCTAGGAGCGTGGATCGGCGATGGAGCCAAGCACAACGGAGCAATCACGCAGGGCGCTGACTCAGCTTTGTGGGCTGAGATCGAGGCGTGCGGGTATCGAATCGGAGCGGCGTGGGGCGGTGGTCTGACGCGGACTGTCTTTGGATTGCGCACTCAGCTCATCGCGATGGGTTTGCTCAATGAACAGAAGCGAATCCCGGACGCCTACCTCCGCGGATCGATCGAGCAGCGCACTGCACTCCTCCAGGGACTGATGGACACAGATGGAACGTGGTCGCAGCAACGAAAGAATGCCGTGTACACAACAGTCGATTCAGAGCTGGCAGATCAGGTGAGGGAGCTGGTGCTGTCGCTCGGGATGAGGTGTCGGGTGCAGAAGTTTCTCGCCCGAGGATTCGGGATAGAACGGGTCGCGTATCACGTCGTGTTCCGTCCGTTCGGTGTGGTGCCGTTCCGCATGAAGGCGGACCGGGTGCTCAGCGGCGATGCAGTTCGTAGCGGGCGGCGAGTGATTCAGCGAGTGGATCGCTTGCCTGAGATTCTGACCAAGTGCGTCGAAGTTGATAGCGCCGATAACACCTACTTGTGTGGCGATCAGATGGTTCCGACTCACAACTCGATGAAGGACATGAACCTGCGCAAGATCGACTCCGTCGAGACGTTTATCGCACGCCACCCCGACTACCACTTGCAGGCCCAAGAGTACATGCGGATGAGCGGCATCGAGCGGATGCGCTTCGTGCTGATGGCGCTGACGTTCCCGTTCGAGATGCGCGAGTTCGTGGTCGAGTACGACCACATCGTTGCTCAGCGCACGGCTGACAAGTACCGCACGGCGATCCAGATGGTCGCCGACAAGGAGGTACCGATGTGCGACGGTTGCCCGCCCAAGCAGTTCTGCCCGGCGCGCAACGTGTGCACCAACGCCACCAACGCTCAACTCAAGGAGTGGATGACATGACCAGGACCAAGTTCCTCGCCAACCCGACGGACGCCAACGACTACTTCTGGCCAAGCATGACCGTGCTCGGAGTCGACCCGTCGATGACCGCCACCGGCTGGGCCGTCGTCCACTTCCGCCCGTACGTCCGCCCGACCGTCATGGCGCACGGCACCATCAGGACTGAGGCGACCGGCGAGCAGAACATGCGCGACAACGTGCTGCGATCGGGGGTGATCTTCCGCGGCATGCAGGACGTGGTCGCCGCCTACGGCGAGACGCTCGATGAGGTGTCCATCGAGCTGCCGGTGCCGGGATCGTTCGGCGTCGGCAGCCAGTCGGGGTCGATGATGGTCGTCGCAGTCCACTCCGCCCTCCTCGACCTCGGGCTGCCCGTCGGCCTGCATGCCCCCAACCACACCAAGAAGGTGGTCGCCCTCGACGGGCGGGCGGAGAAGAAGGACGTCAAGGCCATGGTGTTCGCATGGCTCGGGCGCGAGTTCAAGACCAACACCGACGTCACTGATGCCATCTCGGCAGCCCTGTGCCACGTCATTGACAAAGGGGGGCTCGACCGTGCGTGATCCAGACGAAGATCCACGCCGCGCCAGCGGTGCAACACAGTCGGAGGCTGACGCTCACGCCGCCGCCGCAGAGGTGGCAGAGCCGTTCGAGCCGCCACCGATGCACGTTGAGGAGGATCGGCCATCCCCGCGCTTCCTGCGCCTGCGCTACGACTGGGCGAGCCCGCAAGAGGCACAGGTGATCCACCAGGCCCACGACGTCGTCGACCGGCTGATGGTCGAGCGGTTCCCCGACGTCTACCTGATCCTCGCCGAAATCCAGGGGGTCGTCCGCGTGCAGCTGCTCGATGATCATGGCGATCCCAGGGTGGACGAGGCCGGTCACCCTGTGTGGAAGCGCACCGAGGTGGGGCGTATCGAGGAGGACTACACCCGGCTCACCAGGAAGCAGATGGAGAGCCTGATCGGCCAGATCACCACCCGCATGTTCGCCTGGGAGCAGGAGTCCGAGAAGATGTGGATGGATGCCATGATGGCCAAGGCTCAGTTCGAGGATCGCTTCGCCATCTCCTACAACGAGCTGCGCGGATCCACCTCGCGCTCGACGGTCGACGACCGCCAGCAGCACGCTTCGATGTCAGCCGCCGACGAGCGCTACTACACGATCTACCTCACCGTCGCCAGCAGGCGGGCGCAGGCTCTGGTGCGCTCGATGGATCGCTTGGGGCAAAGGATCAAGGACTTGCTAATGTTGTAGGCATGGACTCAAGGATGATCCGCCTCAAGTGCCTTCGGTGCGGAGAGGAGAAGCCGGTTGATCGCCTCGACCTCGGCGTCAAGTAGGTCCTGCAACGGGAGCGCGCCATGCCCGGAGTGCAACAGATGAGCCTGCTACCTCATCCCGAACAGCCGCTCGCGAGATCCTCCGCTGCGGCAAA